AGCAGGTCCATGGCCGCGGGCTGATCGGCGCCGTAGGTCTGGCCGATCTTGTCGCACCGGGACCTGTCAAGCGCGCCGAAGGTTCCCAGGTCAAGGCCCTGCAGACGCAACGTAGCGGCGCCGTTGAGCGCGTGCGTGATCTTGGGCAGGACCTTGTCCAAGACCCGCACGAAACGCGCCTCACGGCAGTCCTGGGCCTCGTAGCGCTTGAGCATGCGGCCGACCCACGGCAGCTCGGTCGATGCCTCCGCGATCTCATGCGCCGCCGCGGCTTCGCGCCACTCCTTATCGATCATGGCCTCGGCCGAGATCTGGATCGTGTTCGTGTCCCCGACCAAGGCCTCGGGCAGGTCGTGGACGCTGACGAACTGCGAAATCAGGCCCACGTCCATGTCCGTGTACTTGTCGGCCCATGCGCAGGCGACGAGGTTGAGCATGACCGTGTGCGTGGTGTCCGACTCTGGCATTACGCCGTCCGGGTGGAATGTGACCCGGTTCACGCGCCCCAGCTGCATCGCCAGGTCCGCGAGCCATACAACCGCGTCCATCTCTGCTTTCGTCGGCTGCATCTCAGACCGTCGCAGTGTACGGAAACTCCGCCGACGAGAACCGGAACTCGCGCATGTCCTCGATCACGGTCCAGCCCTCGGCCCGGTACTTGTCCAGGACTGCGTTGACGTTGCGCTGTTCCCAGTTCTCCCGGGGCCGCGAGATCTTGAACAGCCCGTGCTTGAGATAGTGGTCGATGTACTGCTCGATGCTGAACTGCTGCGCGTGGTCCATGTGCAGGACGCTGGGGACTTCGCCGGGCTTGATCATATTCGTGCTCCTGATCGGAATCGTTATCGTGATCGCGTGCGAGACCTAGATCGGATCTCACACGCGATGCCATTATCGCAAGATAAATCGAACTACATCTACCGCTTAATGCACTCGGCTCGCATGCTCTGCGAGTCCTCGCCGGTCCACACGACCCAGACTTTCCCCTTGGGGCAGTAAGACCAGGACGTCTGTTTCTTGACCTCGCGGGTCTTGGCGTCGACGCACTTGAACATGAGACCCCGAGGCTCCTCGTTCTGCGGAGTCCGAGCGACCGGGTCCTGACCAGATGGACATGATATCGATTCGTCGGCGATGGCGGTCGTGGTGATGAGCAGGGATGTGAGGGCAGCAAAGAACGTCTTCTTGGTCATGGGTTCACCTCCGCAGAGGTGTACGTCCATGCCGTCTGTGATCTGACGAACTTTCTACGGCAGCGGCAATCGGATCCCATTCTCGTCGATGGGGTAGAACATCCAGGTGGCCATGTCCGACGGCATGGTCTCGTTCTCGATCATGGCAACGTCGGTCCAGACCATAAGCTCGTTCAGGTCATCGCCCGTGAACCCGACCACGATCGGGATCGCAGAGCCGCACTCGGCGTGCTCGGGCACGACGGCAAGCCAGAGACCACCGTGCTTTCGTCCGTGGGCCTCGATCTGCTCAACCGTAGGTATGCCCTTGACTCCCTGCGGGTTAATGACCCGGAGCAGTACCTGGGGCGTCAGATCGTAGTAGCTGGCCAGGGTCTCGAGCGCGTGCGACAGGTACTCAAGGTGGATCCCCTGGCCCGCTAGGAGCGCATTGCGCTGCCCGGCGCGCGGCGCCCCGTCCGCGAGCTCGGCCGGGTCCGGGAGCAGGATCGGGAACGCGGGCTGCTTCCGCCGCCAGCCCCTGCTCACGGCCCAGGCTTCGACCATGGTCTTGGTCAGGCCCTTGGCTTCTTCCAGGCTCAGGATCGAGATCACGAGAGCGCTCCTATGTTGATGCGGTTTCCGTCGTCGTCAACGGGCCAGAAGTCCCACTCGGCAGGATTCGCATCGCTGTCGGTCGTAAAGGCGTACCCCTGGCATGCCCAGGCCCAGAACGAGCTCCTGTTTGGGAGCTCGAACCGTTGCAGTCTCGTGACCGAGATCATGGGACGCGTCAAATGGAGCACTTTCGATTGCTTGGGCTGAATCCGCGTCCACTGCGCGAGCCAGAGACCTTCGCTGCCCCCATGCTTGTCCCACTGCTCGATCGTCGGAAGTCCCATCCAGCGCGGGTTCATCTTCCTGACCAGGGCCTGGACCGATATCCCTTTCACGCGCGCGACCACGTGCAGGCACGGGACCACGATCGACGGGTACGCGGGCGAATTCGAGGGGTCGTCCTTGTGACGGTACGCATACCCGCTCGCGTCCGCGACCCAGCCCGCGGCCACGAGGTAGGCCGCGATCATGTTCGGGGTCAGGCCCTGCATCTCTTCGAGGTATTCGAGGTCGCGGATCGCTCGCTGTAGCGGTGGTAACGTGGTCATGGTCTCTTCCTTCCAGCTTTGTCTTCCGCAAACTTGACCGCGGTCCAGATCGACTTGAACCAGCGGCCGTAACTCTCTGCCTTCCGTCCGGGCTGCCAGCCTTGGCGGCGCTGCCGCGCGCTCATGCCCGCGGTCCGGATCGCGGGCTCGTTCCAGAACGAGATCCGGCAGTCGTGCGTGCGCCCGTCAGCGCTCGGCAGGTGCCAGGAGTCCGTCCGCCAGCCTCGCAGATGCATCTTGAACGCAGTAAGGGAGAACGCGAGCGCATGGGCGAAGTCAGCGAGAGCATATCCCTTGCCCGCACGAACCATGGACCGGGCAATCGCTGACGCGGCTTCGGCCTCGCTTGGTCTCACTGCGGGTCCTCGCAGATCACGACCTTGACCACGGGCGCGCCCACGAGCTCGAACCTGGGATCGTTCAGGCACCGGATCTTGCCGATGGCTGACTCGGCTGCATCGCGCTGGATCTCGGCGATGGTCATCTTGGAATCGTACGTGTCTCCGTTCCGGATCTGGAGCGTGACCTGTACCTGGGTCCGGACCAAGAGCTTGGGCTGTGCGTTTGGATTGTTCGTGGCCATGTCCTGGATCTATCCCACGGGAGCCGCGGCCGAGTCAACGATCTTTCTTGCCGCCGCCGAGACGATCTCTTGCCACTTCTGAAGCGGCATCGTGAACGATTCAATCGCATCCTGCATGCGCAGGAACGAGACCACGTCCGGGTCCACGTTATCGAACTTGGCCTCGGGATTACGGATCGATGGAAGCCCGTAGGTGTCGACTCCGACCAGCACCCAATTGTCGTCAGTGCCATAAGATGTTCTAAGGATCTTAATGGTGACATGCCGGTACTGGCCGCAGGCCGCGCGGCCCAAGAAGCCGTCCAGGAATTCCAGGAATGCGCTATCTAGCATCGCTCGATCCTCGTTTGTTACTTGAACAGCACGGGCTGACTGAGCTCGCGCTCGACCTCGGTCAGGTTCAGGGTCGCGGTCTTGAAATAGCTCTCTTTCAGCTCGACGCCGACGAAGCGCCGGCCTGCCCGGAGCGCGCCCACGCCTTCAGAGCCTACCCCGGCGAAGGGCGATAAAACGATGTCCCCGGGATTGCTCCAGAGCTTGACGCACCGCTCGATCACATCGAGCGGCAGCGGACACATATGCTTCTCGTCCTTGTCGTCGCGCGCGGCGCGGACGTTGAGGACGTCCGTCTGGTCGATGTCCATCCACACGGGCGAGGCCCACTTCTGCCACTGGTCGAGGCTGAAATCGGCTTGCGTGTGTGTGACGGCCGGCGCCTGCGTTTCGCCGTCCCTGGGCCAGCGCCGGAACGTGATCACGTACTCGGCCAGGCCCTGGCGGCTGTAGCTGCTGTCGGCGCGCAGCTGCTTGTACAGGAGCCCGTGCGCCTTGGTCTTCTGCATCTCGGTCACGGGACAGCGCCAGATCGTGACCCTGGAATGGTATTTGAACCCGGCCGCACTGTGGGCCCGGATGATGTCACCCGGGAAGTCACGCAGGCCCGCCATGCCGTCGCGCCCCCGATAGTCGACGAGGTCCTTGCAATGCACGCTCACGAGCCGGCCCGGGCGCATGATCCGGAACAGCTCCGCGAGCATGAACCCGTACTGCCGGAAGAACTCGCCGTCGTCGGCGCAGTTCCCCATGTCCCGATCGCTATCGCTGTACGTATACAGGGACGAAAACGGCGGGGAGTACACCGAAAAGTCCACGGAACGGTCCGGGAGCTGGCGCAGGACCTCGACCGCATCGCCGTTGTACATCGCGAAGGTGTCTCCGTGGGACTCGCCCAGGCAGAGCACGGGTTTCTTTTCTCCGATGCTGGTCATGGTCAGAAGCTCCTCAGCCATTGCGGAACGGTTCCGGTGAACGTGGGTCGGTACGAGACCGTGGGCGCGGCCCCGGCCTGGGCCCGGCGCGCCGCCGCATACATCTCGCGCGCCATCTCGGCATGTTCATTGCGCTTGCGCTCGAGCACGGTCAGGGTCTCGATCTCGGTCGATCCCATGACCATATGAACCTCGACGCTCCTGTCCTGGCCGAAGCGCCAGTTCCGGCGGACGGCCTGGTAGTACGCCTCGAAGGAGTACAGCGGCGCCACGAACGCGGCGCGGGCGCAGTGCTGCCAGTTGAGCCCGAAGCCTGCGATCCGGGGCTTTGTGACCAGGACCCGGATCGCGCCCGAGCTGAATCCCAGCAGCCGCTGTTCTTTCATCTCGATCGACATCCCGCCCCGGACCTCGACCGCGTCCGGGATGGCCGCGCAGAGCGCGTCCGCCTCGTAGTCCGTCTCGCACCACAGGATCCACGGTTCGTCTCGCTCGTCGTGTACAAGCTGGCGCACGCGCTCGACCCGGGCCTCGAGCGTGATCCTGCGCTCGGCATGGATCGAAGTCGCGGACAGTTCCGGATCGCGGAACAGCTTGTCACCGCGGCCGGCGACCACATCGACGCCGACGACGTGGTTGCGCACGACGAGCGGCGGCAGGACATAACCTTCATCGGAGAACTGATCGCCCAGGTCCGAGGGCTTGCCGAAGCAGCGCGCCCAGCTCGCGACCCAGTCCCAGAACGGGGTCCGGGCATGGCCCTTGAGCCGGTACGTTCCCATCGCGCTCTGGTCGGAGATGAACCAGCGCGCGAGCATTTCGTGCGACGTGAGCACGCCCAGATGTTCTGCCTGGTTCCCGAGCTCCATGTGATCGTTCGGAGCCGGTGTCGCCGAGCAGGACAGGCGATAGGGCGTGTCCCGAAACGCGTCCACGATCCGGGTCTTGGTCGCGCCCATGAACGACTTCAGGATCCCGGCCTCGTCGAGGACGACGGCGCCGAAGTATCCCGGGTCAAGGCCTGAAAGCCTTTCGTAGTTCGCCACGTAGACGCGGCTGCGACGAGCGCGCACCTCGTCCATGTCCTTGACGGCCACGACCTCGATCCCAAACTTGTCGCCCTCGGTCACGGTCTGGCCCGTGACCGCGAGCGGGGCCAGAACGAGCGTGGGCCTGTCCGTGCTCGACGCGACGCGCTCTGCCCAAACCAATTGCATCGCCGTCTTGCCGAGCCCGCAGTCGCCGTAGATGGCGCCACGGCCGATGCCGAGCGCCCAGGATGTCACGGCGCGCTGGTACGGGAACAGGCGCAGGGGCAGATCGTCGGGCGCGACCTCGATCCCGACGGCTGCATGGCGCCGGGTCTTGGTCGATAGAAACTCCAAGTACGGATCGTTCATTGTCTTGTGCGCTTTCTGTACTCGATCGGGATCAAACTCCGGGACGTACTCACGAGCATCCCGACTGGAACGGGATATGCGGTAAACAGAAGACCGCGCTTCTCGAGTTTCCATGCGAGCCGAAACTCACAGCGCATATGCAGGCACATGCGACCGGTGCGCCTGACCCTGCGCAGGAGCCGGCGCTCGGCCGCGGTCGGGAGTTTGTCCTTGATCATGGCGCCGCCGGGCCCGCCGGCCTGTCGCCAAAGTTGAAGTCGTATCCCCCGGCCCAGCCGTCGAGCACGTTCTTGATCACGCACTCGACCTGGGACTCGGTCATGGGCTGGTACATGCCCGAGAAGTCCATCGTGGCAAGATCCGCGTCAGACAGCGTCAGCGGCTTATAGTCCGGATCCTCGGCACCCTCGTACACGATCCAGGCGGCACCGGCCCTGCTTGAGACCGCGACCGTATGCCAGACCGAGGCCCGCATCCGGATAGACTCGCCAGCCTTCAGTGTCGTCTGGTTCGTGCTGGATCGCGGACGCAGGTAGACTCTCGAGAAGCCAGGCTCCTCTCCGCGCAACTTGGAGCGGTACTCATAGAGAGAGTACTTGCTCCTGGCCGACATGGAATCACCCGGCCAGGTCTTGGTCCATCCGTAGACGTTCAGGACCCGGTTGTCGATGGTGCCGTGTACGACCTCGATCTCGATGTCGCAGTGATGCGGATGGTAGCCGACGGACAGCGGTCCGCGCGCCCTCTCCGCGTTCTTCCACAGCTCGTGATTCAGACCCGCGACGAACATCCGGATCCGATTCCCGGGCGCATCGAGCAAACAGATGCTGTGCAGTCCGAAGGCATGGCAGTTGAGGAGCGAGTTCTTCAGGATGGCGGCGCGGTTACAGGCCCACAGATGGCGGATCAAGGACAGGCTCATGACCGAGATCGGTATCACGAACGAAGATCTGCGCGCAAGATTTTACGGTCCGCCTGTCGCCGCTTCTTGCTCGCGCCGCGGATGCCGTGCCGCTATGAACGCCTCGACATACGGCGGATCTCCGCATGCCTCGGGCCCGCCCATGATCCCGTGCAGGGTCCCGAGCAGGACCCAGGGCGCGGCCGAGTCCGGGACCTTGGGCGATGGCGCCGCGGCTGCAACGGCAGCCTGGACGGCACGCGACCACAGCGGATCGAACCCGCGCTGGAACATGTCGCCCTGGGTCGCCAGGTCTGAGACCGCCTCCTCGGAACTCCGGTACTTGAACCGGCGCGCGACCTTGTCCAGGTCCAGGTCTCGGAGCCTGACCCCGTACACGGTCCGGACCAGGGCATACTCCATAGGCGTTCTAGATGCGCTCTGGAGCGCCGATAGATGCCCCATGGGTACCTGAGACAACCGGCCTGCGCTGAACGGCTCTCCGCGGCAGTCCTGGACGATTCCCGGTAGCGCATCTTCCAACTCGTGCTTCTCAGTCACCCAGATCCGCTGAATCTCCTCGAGCTCGGCGTCCGAGATCAGGCGCAGGGTCCGGAACGGCTCCGGGGCAAGAGCACGGACATGTCCCTCGGTCTTGAGCAGGTCCCGCAGCCATTCGTGCCGCGCGCTCTCGTGGTACGGGCCCGGGATCGGTCTGCCCTTGTGCAGCTGCACGAGCCCGTTCATGCGCCGGAAGTCGCGCAGGTGCCGGTCGTTCTCGATGTCGAGCCGGTCTCGGAACGCGATGAGCGGCGCCATCCACTCGTGGTCCGGGTCGTTCTCGACCATCGCGAGCAGGCTCTTGTCCTGCTCGACCATGGTACACGTCCAGCATCCAAATCTGGACGCGCCACAACTCGGGGTCGTGGTGTCGACGACGACCGGGCACTCGTTATCCGGCGACGCAGTTCTGTAGAGACTCAGCAGGTGCTTGTTCGAGACGTCGTGCCCAGGCGATTCCCACGGGTTCTGACGCTGCATGAGCGTCATCCAAACCTCGTCCGAGTTCAGGTCCTCGATCGGGGTGTAGCAGCGCGTGCCTGGGATCGACTGACCGGCGGTCAGCCGAGCGCTGCCGCCGGCCGCCGCGCTCGCCCTGTCCATGTGCGCGGCCCGGACCGCGCTCTCGGCCCGGCGCGTGCCCAGGACCAATATCGCCCCACGGCCAGACCCGTCCGCGGATATCGACCTGATGAACGCGTCGCTGGGGTTTATCTTCAGGCGCTCCGTACACCACCTGAACTTCGGCCGCGGCGCCGCGTACCCGCGGCCAATGAGCATGACCCAGAACGATTCCTCGATCTTGGGCATGAGCCGGACCGCGACCACGGGCATGGTCTGGGCCGCTGCAGCTGCTGTGATCGAGGCGTGCTGGCGCTCGACCCACGACGAGATGATGGGATTTTCGACCCGGGTATCGGTCGAGATCAGGAACACGGTCTTGTGACGCTGGGCAATGGGCAGCGCGGCGATCGCGCGCCATACCATCTGCGCCGTGACGGACGAGTCTTTCCCGCCCGAGTAGCCGACGATCCAGGGAGCATCGTCAAGCAAGTACAGCTCCCGGATCTCGGCCTCGAACTCGTCGACGTGACCGAACAGCCCAGCGCGAACGGACACCTAGTTCACCGAGCCAGTCGGGCCTGGTCCCGCTCCGGCTCCAACTCCCGCCCCCATCCCGACCGGGACCAGGAACCCGACCAGGGGCGGGCGCTGGCCGGGGCGATCGGAGAGGTAGCCCTGGTCGATGCCGCGGCGCGAGGCCATGTCCAGGATCGCGCGGTAGACCGGGGTCTTGACCACCTCGGCCTGGGTCCGGCCCTGGTACAAGGTCCGGTCCTGCATGTACAGGTTTGCGATCTCCATCATGCCAGCCCCGCGCTCGTACATCGCACGAGCTTGGTAGAACAGGGCCATGTCTGACGGCGTGCCAGTGACTGTGTGCGGCATGCCGTTGCGCAAGGTCCAGCTCACGGCCGGGGGCGCGCTCCGGGCCGTGAGGTATGCGGCGACGATCTTTTTGATGAGATTAAACGGAAACATTGGATTCTCCTGTCGGCCCGGCGCCGGGTTGTGGCCCGGCGCCGTCATGTTGTTAGATGAACAAGACCTCGGTCGCCGGCCGCTCGACCATGAGCGCGATCTGACGATACCGGATCTTGGCCATGAGCAGGAACGACATCAGCTCAGGCTCCTGCGCGGCGTCGACCACGACGACATACTTCCAGGATACATCCTGAAAGACAACGCCGCTTTCGGCATCGCGCCAGGCACCGGTGACCTGGCCTTCGACGGTCCAGCCCCCGAACCGGGTCACGAGCTCGGTCTGGAGCCATTCCCAGTCATCCGCCGGGAACAGTTGCCCATCGTTATCGCGGACGGGGATCAAGAATTGAAACTTGTTTTTCATGTTGGGTCCTTTCTCGTTGCTGCGTCGCTCGATTGCGACGTGAGAAAGACACTACATCAAAGAATGTGACGTGTAAATAAAATAATTCACGTTCATGTCGATTTATTCGTCGTCGCTGTCGCTGTCTTCGTCCGTGGTCTCGTCCACGATCTCGGCCGCGGTCTTGACCACTGTCCCGGTCACGCCCAGGACCGCGCGCCCGACCGCGGCGAAGCCTGCGAGCGGGTCCGGGCTCTCTTCGTCATCCGGCCGGGGACCAGATGCAGCCGCCAGGCCAGGGACCTCCACCTCGATGACGGTCACAGATTCAGCGTCTGCGCTTCCGTCTCCGTCTCCATCTCCGTCTCCGCTGCCATCTTCATCTCTGTATGCCACGATGCACGCTCCGGTTGCAGTTGCAGTTCCATGCGCTCGATCGCGCGCATGGTAAGTGTCTGGAGCGGGATCATGGTCCAGCGCGTGCGCCCCGTGTCGAGCGCGAACGAGATCGTGAGCGGGGGTTCGGCCTTCTGATTCACTGGAGCGCGAGCGCCAGCTCCAGTTCCAATGGTCAGCGTGACGTACTGGACGATCTTCTTGGCGCTGGATAGCACTGACGGACAGCGGGCAGCTTCGCGCTCGATGTCCCAGAGCGCGTTCATGAGCCGGTCATGATCCAGATCGTGAGCGAGAGCGGGAACGGGCCAGTACCTTTTCATGCATCATGCCCTGGGCCGACTGCGGTACGTCCCGACAATATTTCCAGCCGCATCGCGCATCGAGAACGGGCCTTGCGACGAGAGCATGATCGAGATCCCGAGCATGGCCGCGGACGGGGCCAGGGTCTGGAGCCAGCAGCAGTTACAGTCCATGTAGCGTTTCCTTGTTTGGGGTTTGGAATTGCATCCCGTCCCGGGCGGCGTGTCGTCCGCCAGCAGGTGGCCAGGCTCAGGAGCGGGAGATCGGCCGCGGCGTTGTGGGATCGCCGCGCCAGCTACTCAAACCCACCATCCACGGTTGCCTCGTGGACCTGAGTCTTAGATGGGCCGCGCTCCCATGTCCCGTACGAGGCGGCGCCCCGGACGGGTAACAGCGGCAGGCGGTGGCAGGCCGCCCGATGACTCATTGGGATTCGGTCTATGTTCGCGGATATCTCGGCCAGGAGCCGGCGGATCTCTTCTTCGTGGCGCTGGTTCGTGAGGACGAACGTGGCCACCGCCGGCCATTCCCAATCGAGTTCACGACCATGATCAGGACCGAGGACGAGACCAAGCTCGCGGGATCTGTTTGCGCCTGCGCGACGATGGGGTTACTAGGATGTGTTATTGGGTAGCAATCTATTGGCATATGTGGTTTATGTGGTGACTCACAAAGGAGCAACCTATGCAAATCCGACCCGAGTTCAGCGCAATTGCCATGAATGACCATGCCGTAGACAAATGCCGAGCGATCCGAGAGGCATTTTCAGCGGCGCTTGAGTCAGTGAGCTTGCAAGTGGGACCGTCCCGAGAGCTGTCTATCGTTACAACCAAGATGCAAGAAGCGTGTATGTGGGCGATTCGCGGTGTAGCCCAGAAAGCCGAAAACCTGAGACAGCCAACCTCGGAATGCACCGAAGCAGCGCTTAATGCCCCAATCGGAGCGCAGCGCCACGGCTAGCAGTAAAGCGCCGGGGCTGTGCGTCCGGCGGAGCGCCGCACCCGCACAACAGCAGGTGCGACAGCAGGGCCATGGCGCTCATGCGCCCGTGCATGTGCATGTCCAAGAGCAGGACCAAGATCCGCTTCCTACCGCCCGCCCTTGACGTGCATCGTGGCGAGCAGGTGCAGGTCGTGGGACAGCGCGTTCTGCACGGGATCCGAGGAGTCCAGGACCAGGACCACGCTCCGGCTCTCGAGCAACTCCGTGACCGCGGCCTTGGTCAGGGCCGCGACGGCGCCGGTGCCCTCGCCAAACTTTATCATGGAGTAGTGCTTGATGTCGCGGGACTGCGCGACCTGATCCTTGAACGGCGCGACCAGGGTCGAGCCGTGGACCGAGACCCCGAAACGGTCCATGGACTTGGTCGGGGTCGCGTCCACGAAGACGTACAGGCTCCCGGTCGTGGCCGGGGTCGTGGCCGTGGCCGGGGTCTGGGTCTTGGCAGGGGCAGCGGCCTGACTCTGAGCCGCAGGCGCCGCAGGCGCGTTCTGGGGTGCCGCTGCCGGTGCCGCCGCGGCGGCGTTCTGAGCAAACGCCTGGGCCGCTTTATGCCGGCGCGCGAGCTCGGTCAGGACCTCGGCCGTGCGCGGATGCAGGATCTCGTCTCCGCCCAGGGCCTTGCAGCTGTCGCTCTTGGACCAGGCCGTGGTCAGGCGCAGGATCTGGATCGCGCCCTTGGGTAGCTCCTCGCGCTTGTCGTCCATCGCCTCGGCGATGTTCCGGACGGCATGGTTGCGGACCGCGACCACGTTCCCGGCCGCGCTTCGCCGGACTTCGTCCGTGCTCGTCACTGCCTTGCTGGGCTCGATGAGCGCCGCGCAGGCGTCGCGCAGCTGCTCGTCCGTGGCGAGGGTGGCTTTGTCAGAGGCCAGAACGTCAAGGGCAAGGTCGAATGCGTTTTTGGGGTTCAAGGTCGGTAGCTCCGCGGTTGTGATGTCGAGGTCTATGTCATCCGAAAGAATGAGAGGCGATTCAAATCCTCCCAGATCGAGCAGGAGGTTGTCAAGACGCACGCGGACGAGTTCCTGGGGCTTTTCGGCCGCGGTCGGGTCCTCGCCCCGGCGCAGGCGCCGGCCCCAGCACCGGGTCTGATGCGGGCAGCCCATGTACGCGTGGCATGCGGCGACGTTCGGCTTGTGGTCCTGCCAGTTCTTGATCTTGGCGGCGTCGCGCATGTCGTGGACGAGCGCGATCGTCTGCTGCCACTCGGCGGCGACCGCGTCGCGCCCGACCTCGATCCGGACCTCGCGGCTGTTCGGGCCCCCGGTCGCGCTCTTGTACGAGCTCTTGTCCGTGCGCCGGTACGTCTTGCCGCACTCGGATCGGTCTTCGCGATCTTTCTTCGACCGGCAGGACAGGACCGCGTCCGCAAGCCACGCCCGTGCGTCGTGGCTGGTCGTGCCGCCGCAGTGGCACTTGACCTGGGTCTTGGTGAGGTTGACCACGTGCTTGAGCACGACGCTGTCCGCGCTCCTGCACTCGGGCTCGGACAGGATCAGGTTCCCGTAGGCCGTCATCTGAACGGACTTGGCGAGCGCCTCGGGCTTGGAGATGTACTGAAACGAGCTGAGGTTCTTGAAGTCGACGATCACGGGCTTGCGCGGGTTCGTCTTGTCCTTGACGTCGGCCTTGCCCGTCCACCGTCCGTACCCCATCGGCCAGCCGGTCTTGGTCACGATCTTGCGCTCTCGGCTGTCGGGCCAGCCCGGGATCTCGATCGAGAACCAGCCCTCGACCGTGACCGCGGCCCCGCGCGCCGGCCAGTAGATGAGGCCGGGCTTGAGGAGCTCGTCCGTGACGGGGCGCCCCGTCTTGTAGTGGTCCTCGACGATGCCGTGCAGGTCCCGGCCCGCGGTCTGGTAGCTCTCTTCCGGGGGCTTGATCCCGAACACCTTCTCGAGCGCCCACTTGCGGTGGCAGGCGGTGTCACTGTGCCGCTCGACGTCATACAGCGCCACCGTCGATGCACTGACATGTTCCCAGGGCCGCCACCGGGTCGGGATCGTGGCCAGGTCCGTGCCCACGGGCGGGGCCTCGGGATGATCGAGGTCGGGGACGTCGGCGGTAGAACCGGGGCCATCGGCCGATGGGGCGACGTGGTCTGGGAACAAGGTGTGCGCGGGCAAGTGCTGCGCGTCCATGACCATGTGCGTGGGCAGGTCCATGAATGTGTTCGGGGTCGAGGTCTCAAGCATGACCCATGCCTATCCGGGCAGCGGCCGAGCCGTCAAGCCTCAACATATGTAAGAGAATTATTACTTTTGAACACATGTAACCAAGTGTGCGCAAAAAATAATTCGGGGGCTATTTGTTAACTATTGTTCACACACTGAACATACGTTGCGCAACATTCTAAATGTAGTCCAACTTACATAGCAAAAGTATGTGAGTATTTGCATTAAAAGACCTACAT